TTGTTAGGCAGATTGGTGTAGTCATCGCGGTTTAGGCGAGCCATCGTGATTTCTGTGCTGTTGTTGCCAAAGTACAGCTCACGCAGGGCCAGCGTAGTGCCGGAATAGGCTCGAATCCGGTAGTACTGAACACTTTGCCCCGGGTCAATGTCCGTCCATACCCAGTCATTGTCAGTTACTGCGATTGAGCCGAGGTTATTCAGGGTGCTCCAAGTAGAGCCATCTGTTGAATACTCAAGCGCCACATTCCATGTAGCAGAACCACCACCAGCGACATACGGCAGGAAACCTATCGACCCGATGTACTGCGGGTTGCTTGTGCCGTAGTTGATTGAGATGTTGCCGTTGGCAGAACCTTGCTGGCAGTAGGTGTTGACGTTAGCGTCATACACATTTGCAACAACGCCACCAGCAGAAGATGTGTAGTCCCCAGAAGGGCGGTTCATCCTACGATATAGGGCGTTTAGAACATCATTGCCACCAACAGGCAGGCTGTAGATGTACTTGTTGGCGTTTAGGCCGTACACCTTCTTACTGATAGCCCAATACTGGATGCCAATGTTGATAAGGTTGGACAGCAGAAAGAATAACGACTCACGGGATGCGATGAGCTGCTCCGATGTCAGCTCTTCAGCAAGCTTGCCGCAACGACGAGCGCCGTGATCAATCAACGATTGAACGGTAACAACGGTTGTTCCGACAGTTCCCGAGTAAGCCATCTCTCACCTCACCAGCCGGGGCAATTCCAGCGTTTCATTGAGGCCCGCGAACGACTGCCCTTTTCAGACTTCTCGGCAACGGGTTCCATGCGGGCACAAAAGGAATCCCTCCGCTTACCCCCTTGCGGCTGAGGAGCCTTCAAATTGCTACCCGTCTCCCTATTATACTTCTCTCGGCCCTTAGCGGTTAGCCCTGCGCCTTGATCTGCGGGCAGCTTCTCGCCGCGACCAATAGCAAGGCTAGGGCCACCCTTCTTCATCTTTGCGGTCTTCGCTGCTTCTTTGAATGCTTGTGCGGTGGGCGCACCTTCAGAACCCGGCTTGCGCATCTTTTCGCCAGATCCATGCGCAATACGTTCTTGCTTTGCATGAATGTTTGCGTACAAACCACCACCATCCTTAAACTTTTTGCCTTCATCAGCCTTCGCAAAGTCTTTGCCGACTTTTTGCGAAATGCCAACTTTCTTAGCAAACTTGGGGCTATGAGCCACCGCTTCCATCAAGTTGTGCTGCGCTTTAGATTTGGATGGCATGATTAGTCCGAATTCTTAATTAAAACAAGTTCAAAGAAACCCGATGCTTCATTATTTGCCGCACCACCAATTGCCTCGCCTTGAATGCGAGTCTTTTCAGCAATTGCAAGAGGATAAGGAAACGGTTGGGTTGAAATGTTGTTGTTGGTAACAATCAACGGTCCGGTGATAGCAATTCCGTTGGTTCCGACAAACCGAGTCCTTGCGGTAATCAAGCTGGTTCCAGTATCTTGCGCCAAACCAATTCGCGCAATAACCAAATATCCAGTATATCCAGCAGGGATGGTGTATTGACTTGATGTTGCGTTGTTGTAGCCAACAGCAATTAGATTGTAAACAATTGCCGGAACACCGGAGGTTACTGTACCGCTTCCAATGTAAATGATGCCGGCATTTGCTAAACCCGTTCCAGCGGTTGTCACCAACATGTTGTTGATGCGCAAAAATAAATTTGTAGTCGTTACTGCGGTTTGACCGTTCATAGTAACGGTTTCGGAAATGACCGAATAATTAGCATCCAATCCCGTAATCAGCACAGTTCGCGCACCCGTGCCTGCCGCCGTATCGCTAGCGCTTGATGAACTCACAGTCATCTGCAACGCAGCGGCGGGATAAGACAAGTCTCCCACAGGGGTAATCATTTCCCATGCAGTGTCAACATCTGAGTTATAGCCGGACACAGTGACAATCGAGTGGCCCTGAATTTGGCCGCGAGCAACTTGTAGCTCAAACGGCTCATAAGCGCCCTCTCGACTTACAGAAGAGTAAATTCCCATATAAACCTCCAAAACAGGGAGGGGCCGAAGCCCCTCACCCATTACTTCTTAACGCGGCCGCCCTTTTTATAGGTGCCAGACAGCTGGTTGATTGATACAGGAGTCGGAACACGACGGGGGGGCATCTTGACTGCTTTGCCTTCGTCATTAACCGATCCACCAGTTGCATAGCCCACAGGCATCGGCTGACCACCCGGTTGCTGCGTCAGCATTGCACTGTTCGGATCATAAATACGACCCGATGCAGATACCGGGGGAAGACCAACACGACCAGCAGGAGACACGCTAGGGAGTCCAATCGGAGCACCCTGAACCATGCCACCATCGGCGTACTTCTTGGTCTTACCGCCCTTCTTGTAATGCGGAGCCTTCAGATAATCCTTCAAGAATTCCGGGTTAAGCGGAGTTCCCGAGGGGGTCATATCATTCGACTGAACATCACGAGAATCAGACGACTTCTTCGGCGTTACTTTACGAACAATCTGGCGTTCAACTTCCGTGACGGTGCCGGTGCCAGACTTGGCGCCGTCAACAGCTTTTTTTGATGCGCCACCATCGGCCATCTTCTTGGCTTTGCCGCCCTTCTTGAAGCCACCGGCATTGCCCAGCTTAACTTCACCAGTAGTGGTGCCAGTCTTGCCCGCAGGAGTGGTCGAGACATTACCCTCAACACCACCGCCCTTGGCGTAACAACGACCACCCCTCTTGAAGCCGCCACCGTTACCGTTCTTGACTTCACCGGTCTTGCCGCTGGTCTTGGTAGTGCGCTCAGCGGTGTTCATCTTGGTGTCGCGGTACTTGCCGCCTTGGCCTTCGGTATTGATGATGCCGCCTTCCTTAAAGCCCGATTGACCCATTGCAACGCCGCCAGTCTTCAGGCCCTTATGAGCCTTCGACGCCGGCTTCTTGGCATGAGCCTCAAGCTTCTCTTCACAGGTACCGCCCTTCTTCATCATGCGACCAGCCATACCAACAGGACCAGCCGGAGCAGCAGCAGAAGGCATAGCACGCATAGCTTTACGACGCATAGCCAGCGACGGCTTCATCGGTGCAGCAGCCGTCGGCATACCACCACGCGCGGGCATAGCGGTAGGCATAGACGGGGGAACGCCGCCATCCATCATCTTGTGGCCGTCATGCTCTTTGGCCTTCATCTTCACATGACCACCCTTCTTCAGCTTCAACTCCACTGAAGGCTCGGTGGTGTACATCTTCACCATCGGTTTAAATTCGGCCATTGCAACCTCCTTAAACCTTCTGGGCGTAAACCACGGTCAGGCGGAACACGCCCGGCGAGGAAACGGTGCCATTCGGGTCGATCGTCATAACTACGTTTTGGTTGTTGCCAACATCCGACATTGCGGTCAGCTGAGCAGCAGTGAACGTCAGAACGCTACGACCAGCCGATGCAGCATCAGCAATCGAGCAATACTGCGTGCCAGCGGCAACAGTACCAATCGTGGTCGGAACGGTGGTTGCCGTGCCATAGCTCGGAACGGTGACCATATCAACATAGAAGTCGATAATTTGCGACGATGCCGGGATGGTGACGCTTGTGCTGGTTGCAGTACCGCCGGCTGCAGTAGTGACAGTAGCAGTCTGCGAAACGACAACGAAACCGCCGTCGGTCGTGTCCGTCAGAGTGCCAGAGCCAGTACGCAGGGTCGAACCAATATAGGTTTGTGCCATTGTATTTACCCCTTTAATGAGGCAGGGGCCGAAGCCCCCACCAGACCTATATTAGACGCCGGGCGTGCCGTACAGCGCACGCGGATCGGTGAAGCCAACGTCGTAACGCTCGGTCGCCTTGTAGCGCATCGAGTCAGTCTCGAAGTCACCTTCCATCGTCTTTTCCAGCTTACGACGCATCAGAAGCTTCATGCCTTCCGGAGCATCGGTCTGGACCCACCAAGCGGTCGGCGAGGTCAGACGCGAGATAACGGCAGCGCCTTCATCAAGCAGACCAATCGACTTGATCGGGTTGATGTCGTTGTTGGCGTTACCAGCGCGCAGAACGCTCTTCAGCAGGACTTCAGCTTGGAAGATGTTGCCCGGGGCCACGACCAGTTGGCGCGGAACCAGACGAATCTTCTTGCCGTTGTTGTCCACAGCCTGACGGATCTGGATGAGCATTTGCTCAAGCGAGGTTTGCGACAGGTTGGCCGAAGTAGTCAGCAGGTTGCTGAACGTACCGTTCACGATCGGGTGAGCATTGCTGTTCAGCTGCACACCGTCACCACCCGGGAAGGCGCTGTTGAACGCGCGGTTAAGCACGTTGGCGCACAGGGTTTCCTTGGTTTCAACCAGCGACTGAGCCAAGTGACGGGCGTAGACTTGACCAATACGGATATGGTCGCCGTCTTCCACCAGCACTTTGGTCAGAGCGAATGCCAGACCGTACACGTTATAGACATAACGCTTCAGGAACAGCACGCCACCTTGTTGGTAGGTAACCGGGGTACCGTCCG